ACGAGATCGCTCAGTGTCTCGTGGGCTCGGAGATGTGTATAAGAGACAGACCCTCGACCGCTTCGAGAAGTTCATCAACCCCGAAACACTGACCGCCGAACAGGTGCAGGAGGTCGAACACCTCGCATATTGCGCCAACATGGGCGTAGAGAGCAAGGAAAGCGCATGGACTCGCTTTTGTGAGCTTGTCAAGCACTTCTTAAACTTCGACATCATCGACACCGAGAGACACCCGAACATTAGAAAGGCAATAGCAGACCACGAAGCCGAAACCCTTGACAAGTTCAATCAAGAGATTGAAACCAAGACCGCCGCCGACATCCTCGCAAGTTGGTATTTGAAGCAGTACACCACCCCGAAAACCCTTGAAGCCATCAAGAACACCGCACCCGAAGAGAAACCCGCCGCCGACATCCTCGCCAAGATGAAGGCGAAGAAGGCAAGAGAGGAAGCCAAGAACACGGCGAAACGCCTTGAAGCTCTCGCCCTTGCTGAGTCCTGTAAGCTGCCCGAATCGGTCAATATTTCGGTTGAGTTCACCCGCTCCCGCACATGGGGAAGCATCCCACACGCCACCATTACGGCAGAACAGCGGCGCACCTTCGGAACGGCGAGCGGCTGCGGCTATGATAAGGAATCGGCGGCAATTGCTTCCGCTATGAATCAAAACCCCGAAGTTATGCGGATTCTGTACGACCACGCCGAGAGCGGCGAGGGTTTCCCGTATTCCGTCCATACTTTCGCCGGGCTGCCGTCCTTCGATGGTGGTTGCGGGGTCTCCTGTTTCCGCTCTGTGTTCGAGGCTTGCGGCTATGAGTGGCGGCAGGTCGGCAACGGTAAGACCTTCAACGCCTACGCAATCACCCGCAAATAACAACGAGAGACACCGAGCCGGGGCAGTTCGTCCCGGCTCATTTCGTAGGAGGTGAAACCATGCCGAAAGAATGGAAAACGCCCGGAGGAACGGCGGCGGCGGTCTGTCTCGATATGCTCGAACAACCGCATTTGCTCATTGCAGGAAGTACGGGAAGCGGTAAAAGCGTACTTTTGAACACGCTCATTTACACCGCACTTTACAAAGCCCCGCACCGCTGCCGCTTCATCCTGATAGACCCGAAACGGGTTGAACTTATCGACTATAAGGAACTACCGCACACGCTCATATATGCGAGCGAGCCGCCCGACATTGCCGCCGCTCTGGTGTACGCTGTCGAGGTTATGGAAGAGCGATACAAGCGAATGCAAGCCGCCCGACAGAAGAAAAGCACCGAGCCGGACATATTTGTTATTGTGGACGAGTTCGCCGACCTCATGACAACACAGAAGCGGGAAACCATGCCGCAAATAATACGCCTTGCACAACTCGGAAGAGCCGCAAACCTGCATTTGATTATTGCCACCCAACGACCGACACGGGACATTATCAACGGTCAAATCAAAGTCAATCTTGATTCACGGGTTGCGTTACGGTGTCCGACCGCTCAGGACTCCCGAAACATCATCAACACCAAAGGAGCGGAAACGTTGCCCCGCTACGGTTTCGGGTACTACCTCACGCCGAAGGGCTGCGAGCTTATCAAAATACCCATGACACCGCCCGAAGCCATCGCCGAGCGGGTGCAATGGTGGGAAGCTCAGAAGCCGCATAAATCCATATTTGACCGCATAGCCGCCCGGAGATAATGCCGGGCGGCTTTCCTTATGCCCTCACGGAAGCCCGCAGAAACGCCCACAGAGCCACGCAAGGCGGCAGGGGTATAGAGATACTACCCGACACGCAAACGCCGCACAGAGAGCCACAGAGGGCGCACAGAGCTGCGCCCGAAAAACGACCGAGAGACCCACCCGGAGCAGCACCGCCGCCCGAATGGGTCTCTTTTCGTTCACTTTTCGTTTTATTTCGGCGGGAGTTAGTCGTGACGAACTTTGCCGAGCTGATTTTCGACCTTCTGAAAAATCCTTTCTGCGGGTTTTCCGAAAATGAAAAAGTTATTTTTCTCAGCCGTTTTCCTCACCGTCATCGGATGGAAGTTCATCAACCACCACGGAATCAAGATAACGCTGTCGCACCTCTTCCGGGTCTCTTGCTTCACCGAGAGGGTTGTTCGGCGTAACAATGATGTCCTGCTTGTCGGCATAGCCGAAGTGATTCTTTCCGAGGAAGATTCCAACGACCGGGTTAATCTTGCCATCGACCATCCAATCTTCCCACATTTCTTCGAGAATTGCCCTCGCTTTTTTTATAATGGGGGTGTGGCTGCGTTCTCTGCATTCGCCAACTTGCCATTGATAAAATGTCTTTCTCTCAATACCAAGTGCATTACACATCCCGGAAACAGTCGGCTTGATGTCATCTTCTACGCAATGATTGAAGTACCAAATGATACGCTCTTCGACCTGTTTCTCATCGGATATATCAATCACGGGCAAGTCCCAACTCGCAAGAGCGTGTCGCAAATAGCGACCCCTATCCCCCGGTAAAAGATTTTCGTTTCCGTTCCAAGAAAGGTCTTTCCTTTCATTGCCGCCTGAGCCTTTCGGTCTCCCTCTTTTTGCTACCTGCTGACCGATGTCAGTCAATTCTTTGTCTTTCATCTCATATGCTCCTTTCTGCCTGTCGGGTAGAGTGGGTAGAGGAAAATCGGCTTTTTCAGTAAAGTCCTCTATATAGTACTCTCTATAAGACACTTTATAGAAAAAAGCTAATTTACTCTACCCGCTCTACCCAAAACGCTCGCTAAACAGGCTTTGTGAATAATTTATGAACAAGTTTTCAGGGAAACACCATCAAAAACAGTGTACCCATGTGATACCTTCTTACCGTTGTGCCATTCCGGGTGTTGTTCAAGTCCGGCATTGAACTTTTTCGATGTGCAGACATAATACCCATTACTCTTACACCAAATCTTATAGGCATCGAATAGGCTCTTTGCCCTCGTGCTTGCATCCTCATTTCTCTCGCAACGCTCTTCAAGGAACTGCAATACAAGGTCATTGTCACGCTCATACTGCTTGATGACTTCCTTCATCTTCTCGGACATTTTCAGTCCGAAACGCTTATAACGGAAGTACCCTATCACGAGCCAAGTGAAGATACCCTTCATCGCTTCGGGCGTTCTGAAAGCATCTTTCAAGCTCTCGTCTCGCTCTTCCTCCGTGAAGTGCCTGTTGAACTCGATGACTCTCACACGGTCGGAAGCGAACAGAGATTTATCCTGCACACTCGGAAGGTCGTTGCAGGACAGCCACATTGTGAACTGCGGGAGGAAGGTCATCATGCTCTCGTACAGATTTCGAGCAGTTATTTCCTCGCCGCCTGTGAGCTGCTTGATAACTTCTTCATCGAGTTTACCGTACTGATTGCTTTCTGCCATTGTCACAAACCGCTTTCCTTTGAGGGCGGCGATTGTAGGGGAAGCTGCTTCTGCGTTCTTTGCCCTGTCGGTCTTACAAATAATCGACACGGGGGAGACAGAAGCATAATCGCCGAGCAGGTGGTGAATCGTTCCGAGCAGCGTTGACTTACCATTACGGGTCGTTTTGCCGTGAAGGATGAACATACACTCCTCTTTGGAAGTACCGAGCATGGAGTAGCCTAACGCCCGTTGTAGGTAGTCAGCTTTCTCTTTGTCGTTACTCGTAACTTCACGGATGAACTCTTCCCAACGCTCACAGCGAATGTCATCCTGCATGGTATACTCAAAATTGGTCTGCATTGTGAGATAGTCACGCCAATCGTGTTCTCGGAAGCTCATTGTCTCCAAGTCGTATGTACCATTGAGACAGTTGATGAGGTTAGGGTTTGCATCGAACTGAGATGCTGAGATGGGGTAGACGGAAGCAGCATCCTTCATTAGTCTGTCACGGAAACGCCTATCCCCCATCTTATTTACGAACGCAAAATAGCTTTTGCGCTTTTCCTCATCGGTAATTTCTCCGCAGTATAAGACCATCAAACGAGTGAACTCCTTGATTTTCTCAGCCACAAGCAGAGAGCCGACATCCTTACGCCATGCACCGTTGTCGTAGGTGTACCACGACTTCGCTTCCGGGCAGTACCGGGTGTCGTTCTTGTAACACTCCGAGAAGAGTTCTGCCATGCCGCTTTCATCCCATGAATACCCGCTGTTGTCGAGCTGCCGGGATTCCGGGTGAGCGTTCATAATGTAGAACATCTTTCTCGAAAGCTCTTCGGATAGGATGAGCTGACCACTTTTCAGTTGGAACAGTTCGGGAGTTACCTCAGCTATCATTTCTTCGCTCATTTTCATTCACCTCCTCATATTCAAATAACCGTCTGCCACAGTTCGGGCAAAACTTTGGATGATAGCTTGCTACAATGGTGTTTCTTTGCATTTGCTCATTCCATGCTTCGACTTCGATGCTTACGGGGGAGCGATTCCCGGAGTTGATAGATAAACGATAACCCTTCATAGCTCTGCCAACCCCAATGGAAGAGAAGTCGTTGTCATCGGTTAGCTCATCATCCACTCGTGCGTTTACACACATGAAGCAAGGCTTAGAAGGATAGCGTTCTAACTCTCGAAGTTTTTCTTCTGCGGCTTCTCTGTCTTGCAATATTCGTCGTTGAGACAGTTCCGAAAGCTGTTCATCAACGCTTTCTGTAAGAGCGATTAAAGTGTCAACGCTCATCCCTTTTTCTGCAAACTTGACTTCAAAATAATGCATCCAACAATCGGCTGCATCACACTTGTTGCAATGCTCCTCACACCAAACACAGTTCTCTTCGGAGTTGTGTAACTCCTCCTCGCATGGAGAGAAGTTACACGGAAAGTCGAAGAGTTCTGCGAGCAGTTTTGTTATAAACTCCTCGTTCATTCTTACCTCCTGTACTTCGTAACGCTGTTTGTAATGGTCTGAATCTCACTCGTAGGAAGTGGAGGAGAACAAGCGACCTGATTTGCGTGTAGAAGCTCCTGATAGATTTCTTTTTTCGAGTAGCCCTGATTGTGAAGCTGCCCGGCGAGAGAGGTGAGAGACAGGTTTCTCATCCCTCTCGGTATGGGCGGGTACTTCGGTCTGAGGGAGATTTTCCCGTTCTCCGGCTTCTCGTACAATGGGGAATAGATACGCTGAGAGCTGCCGGGGTTATCATTTTCCTTCACGGTCTCCGGGAAGTACTTGCCGATAACATAATCAATCGCTTCCTGATTTTCTATCATCGTCTCATAGATGAGCTTTTCACCTGTAACGATGAAGTATCGGCTGCTCTTGTAAATCTCCACTCCGTTACCGTTATTCTTGCCCTTGAAGGGTAAATCGCCTTTGAGCAGAATGTGAACACCTCTGCCGCTTCTCGACTTTTCGGTATACGACCGACAAGCTCGCATGATGTCGATGCTCGTTTCAGATAAAAAGCCGTCCTCATCGAAACCGCAGTCGATGTCAATACCTACAATTCCATTGTTGTTGAACACAAACCCGATATGGTCGTAGATACCATCGCTGACGGCTTTCTGCGCCGTCTCAAAATCGCACCAAGTTTCCGGGTTGACGGACGATGCACCTTTGCGTTCGTTGGCTTTCATCGGTATCTTCGAGCCATTCCACACACAGACCCATTGAGGGAGAGCGGTAATGTCGGGTGGGAGATTAGCGTATCTCACAGAGCGTTATCCCTGTTCGGGTGCATCTTCCGGCTCAACCTCCGGGGATGCAACAGCTTTCTTTTTCTTCTTTGAGTATGTACCCTCGAAGAAATACTTGCCGTCAACGCAAATGGGATAACCCTCAAACTGTTTGCTCTCGGTTACTTCGCCCTTTTGGATAAGAGCGTTGGCGGCGTTGATACCCATTTCGTTCTGCACGAAGTCTTTCCCCGCAACCATGATGAAATGGACTTTACCTTTGTTGTTTTTCAGTCTCATCGTTGACCTCCTTGTTCCATTCTTCGACATCTACGCCGATGTCTTTCAATTTTCTCTGACAGAGCCATGCGCCATCATCGGGCATTTGATAATACTCAACGAGGGCTTTATGCTCTTGCTGAAACGCTTCCCAAAACCGCCTGAGCCGCTTCTTACCGAAACCAAGATGAACATGAAGGGTATACAAGACCATCGCATCAATATCGTTTGTGTACTTTCGGTCGGCTTCAACGATTTGACGGTTGATTTCGATGTTCATAGCAAGTCGCTCTTTGGCAGTAAGGTCTGCGCCGAAAACCTTACCCTTATACTGTTTTACTCTCATTTCTGCTTCCTCCTGAATAGGTTGCGGACGAAGTAGCGGATGATGTACCAACATTGTTCGAGATAGCCGACCCTTCGGTAGCTCATCTCAAACCTCGATGTCATCGAAGATGACGGGGATGAGGGATTTGAGTTCGTTGAGCAGAGGGATAGCAACCTCTCGAATCTGCGGATGAGCTGCCTGAGAAGTTCTCAGTTTCAGAAAATGTCTCCACTCTCTGAGGTCGGCGGTCATCACAATTTCGGTTTTCAGACTGTTCGGGAGAACGGCTCTCGCTTCCTGCGGAGAGCAACCAAAGTCGAGCAGGTCGAAGTAGGCAGTCTCGGCGTTTTTGCAGGAGCGTTCCCAAATGTGATACCCCGCTGCGCTCTTGTCAAGATAGGACGGCTCAATGACGGTAATTTCGCTCTGAAAATCGTCCTTCGAGTAATTGCAGTACCGGGTAAATTCCTGACAGTAGGAAGCAAGCCGATGACGGACAATTTCGTGAGAAACGCCCCTGTCACATACGAACTTCACTGAGAGAGAGGAATGTTCGAGAACAGCTTCATGCCCTCGCTTGACAATGTTCCTCACGAACGAGAGGTAACTATCATCGGTGATTTTGTGTTCACTCTTGTAGCAGATACGACCACAGCTTTCAATGTGTTTGAGTATCTGTACCCCGTCAATCGAGGTAAGAATCTCGTGATACGATTTAATGATTTTCATATCAAAGCCCCTTTATGTGAGCCGCAATCATGTCGGCTTGATGAGTCCACAGGACATTCGGATAGCGATGAATCGCTCTTGTGTAGTCCTGCCATTCTTCCTTGTCGGTGAACGCTCCCATGTGATAGCGGATGCACATGACTTCTTCCTCTGTCAGTTGGAGCAGCGATGCACAACGCATAACCGATTTATCTCCGTGACCTTTGAGAAGAGTGTCAGTATTGTACTCCCATGTCTGTTCATCGTAGACAGGACAGTACTTATCGCCATCAACGATTCTTCCCGTGACAGGATGACGGTATTGGTCGATTTTACAGAGGTCGTGAAACATTCCGACAATCCACGGAGAGCGATTGCATTGCCAAATGAGACCGTTCTTTTCGGTGAGGTCAACGAGGGCTTCGGTAACTGCAAAAGAATGGTCGAAAAGACCGCCTTTGTAGTTACCATGATATTTCGTAGATGCAGGTGCATCGAAGAAACCCCACTCTTCGAGCTTTTCCGGGATTTCCGGGTCATCGAGACACTGCATCATGGATTTGAAAATCTCAATTCTGTTGGCTCTGTCCATCTTCGTACTCCCTTCTATGAATGCTCTTTTCACTTGAAAACCCATCCGGGTATCTCTCACGGAGCTTTGCCTTGTTCATTTCAAAAACATCATCAAGCTCCATGCCGATAGCAGCGGCTGCGATTGCCAAATACCAAGCACAATCCCCAAGCTCCTCGGCAATATGCTTTGTATCAAGTTCGTGACCCTGAAAGGTAGCTTTCTTTACAATGTCAGCGACTTCACCCGCTTCGCCACACAAGCCGAGTACACCGTTGATGAGCATACCATGATGCTCATAGTTCATACCGCTTGCCGTTCTCAGAGCTTCCTTCTGATACTCATTCCCCGTCATTGTTCGCAACCTCCATTTCCAGCACCGTCATAATGGCGTAGTTGGCGAGGTCAATCAGGGTGTCCCGGATAGACTCGTCGCTGACTTTCTGCTCACAGCCACGGGAGAGAGTCTTAAAGCGACTGAGCTTATCTCCCAAGCGGATACGAGCCATTACCATTCCTTCTTCGGTGAAAGTTTGATGAAAGCTGTCACCGTAGTCGTGATTTTTACGCTCATAGAGCTTATTGATTTCCTTACAGATACGAGCGTGATGCTCGACTTTACTTGTACTCATTTGCGTGATTCCTCCTATTTTCAATGCCATAATACCTCACTCCCTACCGCAAGTATCGTTCTGAATTGCTCGTACTTTGCCGATGAAGTCTCGCAAGGAGCGAGGGCGGTAGCTGAGACCGCCGCTCGCTGTCAGCTTGCGAGGTGGTGTTGTTTCCTCGAACTCGAACATCACAAACTGCCCGTTGATACAGGCGAGGACACCCGGAGAACTTCTCGTATAGTAGATACCCTCAGAACTAAGGTATTTCGTGCATTCCCTCAGCAGTTTGGATTCTGCCATTGTCAGCCCAACAGAGAGTCGAGGTCGAAACCGCCGCTCTTCTTCGGTGCTGCCTTGCTTGCGGTAGGAGCAGTTTTTTTCGGAGCGGGAGTCTGAACTTCTTCTTCATCAAAACCGTCAGCGAAAGACTTATCTCCGAGACGAATGAAGGTGACGGTCTTGTTCGGGTCTTTGTTGGACGGCTGAACATCATGCTCAACGCTGCACTTGATGTAACGCCCCACAAGGTCGTTGTGGTCGATTTCGGTGAGCGTATAGTCCTGCAAAGCGGTCTTTGCGAAGAAGGAAAAAGCGTTGTACGCACCCTCATTCATAGACCCGTCCTGCTTCATAAGGTTGAAGCGTTCGGTATGAGTCTGACCCTTTGCGGTTTTCATCTTGACCTCCAATTTACCGAACTCTTCCTTGTAGGAGACCTCAATGATTTTGAAGATATGCGTTCCTTCCGGGATGAGGGAAAAACCCTCAGTCAATGCGATTTTAGCCATTTGCTTTATCCTCCTTGTTATTCTTCGATGATGGGAAAGATGATACCGACCAACTCGTAGTCATCTGTCGGAATCATTCCGGCTTTCTTGATGAGCAGCGCATCGGGAACGGGGTTGTCATTCTCATAGTGATACAGAATCTCGGTGATGTCCGACTTCTCGATGAGACCGTAGTCATCATTGCAAATCGGGAGAGAAATACTGCCGTCCTCAGACTGATAGACTCTTACGCAGTCCTTGATTTTGCCGTCTGCGATAGGCATAACAGCCTTTTCGAGAGTGGCATCGACCGTATTGCCGATACCGTTGATGATTCTCTTGATGGTTTCCGGGGCTTCCTTGATGTCGGAAGCGGTTACGCTTCTCACGGTATCGGGGATAGCCATGAGAACGGAAACGGAAGCGAGCCAACGCTTTTCGAGAATCTGATTGGTTTCATAGATAACGCCCTCGGATGCAAGGGACTTGACGAACTTTGTAAACTTCATTGTGTTTTCCTCACTTTCTTTTCTTGTTGGCGGCTGCGATAACCGCTCCCGCAATGACGATGATAAGCTCGACCATGACGGTAACGAGAATACCTGCAACGAACGGATTGATATACATTATGCTTCCTCCTCAATGGCTTTGGTTGTGATACGGTAGCTGACTTTTGCTCTTGTGTACTTAGCAAGCAGACCATCAGCTTTCAGACCGTCCTTGTCGATTTCCGAGGTTTCGGAGCGAGAAACATTCCATTCGTACTTTTCTCCACGGATGGAAACCTTCTTATCGCCGTCCCGGAACTGAGCAAGAGCGTGTTGCTTGATGATGTCGGTAACGACCTTCAAGCGTTTTTCAAGCGGCTCAATGGGGGCAGAGAGACGGTCGATTTCTGCTTTCAGTTCCTCACCCTCTCGGAGCAGAGCTTCAATATCCGACTCAGGGTTGAGGGTGTTCGTGCGAAGTTCTTTCAGAATCTCGGCATCGGCTTTCTCATCGAACGCCGGGGAGATACCCGTCTCTACATGGTCTTTCCACCACTTCTCAGCCTTTTTCACGAGCTTCTTGAACTCAGGGTTTCTCTCGGACACCTTGAAGGGAACGGTGATGGTGTTCTTTGCACTCGGAACGAACTGCGAAGGGTCTTTGTAGTCCTTGTCCGAGAGGAAGGATACAACCATGATGACATCATCCACACCGAGCAGGTAGGCGTACAAAGCCGCTTGCAGAGCATAGTATTCGGGGATGTCCTTAGCCCAATCTTCGGCTCGTTTGGTAGTTTTCATTTCAAGGACGGTGACAGGCTTCTTGTTCTCATCGAAGAGCAGGTAGTCCCACATACCGCCGAAGATAGGCTCATCCTTGAAGAAGTCTCCGTAAGTACGGTTGAAGTAGTCCTCGCCGTAAATATCGGTCGGGGTGACGATGTTCGTCATGAAGTAGGACTTCTTCATAAACTGAGCCTGTTTCGGCTCGATGGTCTTACCTGCGGCGGTGTAAATGGTCTCCTCAAAAGGCTTCTGATAAGTCCTCGTGATTTCGCACCATACCTCAAAAGGGGTAGACCACGGATTCAGACCGAGAACGGTTGCGAATCGGGTTGCCGTCAGCTTCTTCGGTCTCTTCGGGGGTACGACCTTGATTTTGTTTCCTTCTAACCATTCCATGACTTATTTCTCCTCGATGTTGTAGTTTTCGACCATCTCGCCGACCTTCAAAACAAGCTGCTCACAAGCGGACTTCGAGATTTTGGTGAATCCCTCAGTTTTGATTGCTACCTGCTGAATGAACTCTTCCTGAGTGGAATCGACCTCTTTCAGCTTTTTCAAGACGGCTTTCAGAGCCTTGATTTGCAGCTCATCGGCGTTGGCTTCCGGGGCGGTGAGACCCTGTTTGATTTCCTCACGCTTCTCAGTAGAAACGGGCTTCTTCGGCTCTGCTTTCGGAGCGGGAGCATCCTTGCCGGACTCGGCATCAAACGCATCGGCTTCAACCACATCAAGGATAAGGAAGTAGAGATAGCGGCGCATATAGGTGATTTCCGCACCGAGACCCTGTACCTCGTTCATACGGAACTTGCCCGGCTCTGCAATGGAACGGGCGGTAAACTCAACGACCACCTGCTCATCGGGATTGTCGAGGTTGATGAATCTGCCGACCGCCTTGCCATCGGGGAAGCTCGTGAGGAACACACAGTTGAAGTTCGAGAAAATCTCGGTTGCCACGGGGACAATATCTTCAAGCTCGAAGTACTTGAACTCGGCGTGAAGGTTGACACCCGATTTTGTTATGCCCCTACGAAGGAACTCAATCCTTGCCGCAAGGAGCTTCTGCCACACATTCATTGCGGCGGTATCAACGGTTGCTTCGGTTTTCTTTGTTGCCATTTTTCAGACCTCCAATATTTTAAGGATTTGTTTTTTCAAGCTGTTGATTTTACGAGTGTTCTTCTTCGGCGGCTTGATTCCGAGGAAGTCGTTTACATACTTCTGAGCGAGCTTGATGTACCAAGACCTGTCGAGTACCGCAACGGTAAGTTCGTTGGTATTATCAATCATGCAATGCTCAGGGAGACCGCCGATTTTGGCATCGTTACCTTTTTCGGCATGGGTCTTGACGAGTGTTCCGTATCGGGTATCTTTGACGGCATAAACCCGGTTGCATTTTTGAACAGGGATTTTTTCACCGTCAACAATGTGATTGACCTCGGAGTAGAGACCCGATGCTTTTGCCACAAGCTGAAAGCTGAGAAGGTCGTTACAACTGTTGATGGTATCTTCGACCGAGACACCCTTTGCGAAGTAGTCGAGAATCGCTTTGGCAACGATAGTCGCATTGTTGTTGATATTGAACGCTCCTGCCGGAGCAATACCACGCACCAACTGACCGCCCTTGATTTTCGTGCTGCCGTCAATGGCAATCTCGACATAGTTGTTGACATCCTTCTGAATGATTTCAGAGATGGTGTCCTCTTCGAGTTCAAATCCCGTTCTGTCCTGCCATTCCTGACAGATAGCATCGTAGCGTTCGAGGTCATCATCGCTGAGACTTACCATGATACCATCAGTGTTGAGCTGCACGATTTTGAGGGAAGGGCATTCTCTCACGAGATGAATTGCAAGCTCCAAGAGTCGGAGTTGCCCGGTGATGCACACTGACCGACCCATGAGAGGGTCAAACAGGTCGTTGTACTTCGAGAGCATCGCACCGTAGGTCGTGTTTGCAACGAGCTTTAATGCGTTGGCGGTTGCCTTGTCCCCGGACTTCTTCGCTTTCATTCGGGCTTCGAGCATATCGGCATAGTTCTGAGGATTAGGAATGTTTCGGCTGCAATATCCATCCAATGTCATGAGGTGGGGATAATAGCTGCCGACATCACGGTTTCTCAAATGTCTGCCGTTTTGTGCTTTCTCCCGATAGCAAGGAATAGCACCGTGAATCCCGCCGTAGGCGATTGTTACCTCACAATCCCCGATTTTGAAGTTGAGCTTGCTCTTGAACACCTCTTCATCGGAAAGCGAGCGGTCGTAAATACGATTGAAGAAGCTGAATACATCTTCGGGAATGTACTCTCGGAGCAAGTTGTCCGGGTAGACATACTCCCGCTCGTCATCATGCTCTTTTGGAACAGCATCGAGATAAGCGGCGGTCAATTTTGCGTTTGTCATATACAACGCCCGGTTATCGGGAATGCCCTTGATTCTGCCAAGCATGAGCTTGTTTTCGATATAGCTCTTTCTCAGGTGGTAGAGCTTTTCGGTAGCATCAACATCGTGCTTACAGTAGAAGATAGTCTCTTCAAGTTCTTCCTCTGTAAGAGGACGGTCGATGTTGAAGTCAACCTCAGACTCTCGAATATCCATTCCGAGATGGGCTTCAATCGCTTTCAGCGAAAGTCCTGCCTGACAGTCATCGAAAAGGTCGAACTGCTCGAAATAAACTTTGCAGTCCCTTACAAGCGGATGTTGCCATCCGACCTCACCGTGAACGATGACATAATCGTTGAGTTCCTTGATTTGTTCCGGGGTTGCATCCGAAAGCACCGCTTTCAGAATAAATTGGTCGTAGTGCTTATTGTTGAAACCTGCGAGAAGGGGGTCGTTTTCCATGAACGACTTGACCGCTTCATTGTCGTTGTGAATGACCGTGTATTCGCCGCTGTCGAGGTCTTTGAACACAAAGAGCCAATCAAAAGCGAATACCTCGCAGTCGAATATGAAAGTCAATCTATCACCTCCTCAATGGAATTATTGTGATATTCATTATAAAAAACCATTGGAGAATCCGAGCAAAAAGAAATACGCTTTTCTATCAGATTCTTACCATATCTCTTCTTAGGGACAGTTGGTGCAGTCGTGTTTCTCGGTCGGTTTTTGCGATTCCATTCACCACCTTTTGTAACCGATTCTTGCTCCCATCCTGCGGCTTTCAGGGAAACGCCGTTCTCGCTTTCGAGGATATGGGTTATGATTTTCTCGTAGCCCATTTCCTTAGCAATTCGAGCAGCTTTGGCGTATAAGAACGAACAAACATCCTTTGTACCATCGGTGCAAAGACGGACAACTTCAACTGTTTTTCCATCATCAAGATTTCGAGAAACAGGTCTGCCGACTTGAACAACGCCAACTAATTTACCGCCCACAACAGCCCCAATACAAAACTTATCTCGATAAACAGGAGCATGATGACGATGTAGTTTAGCCACAAACTCATTTGCAGCGGAGAGTTCAAGCGGAATAGCGTGTATTCTCATCCGTTTGCCACCTCCTCAGCCGCTTTTTGCTCAATGAGAGGAAGGAAATACTCATCCTCACCACGCTGTCGAGCTTTTACGGCATCTTCGAGCCGATGGTATCTGCCAAGATGAATCCGCTTGCCGTGAACTGAGATGTACGCTACCCACATCTGACGGTGAGCATCCCACCATACGCCCTTGTACCCGCTGCGGTTGTTCTTTGGAGGAACATTGCTTTCAATGACTTGAAAGTTGGTATGATACTTCAAGTTCTCTTTCACGCTCATTTTGTGTCCTCCTCTACAATGTAACATCCGTTTCTGCGATAGGTGGTGCATCTTCGTTTGAACGATTTGACAAGGTACTGACTATCATCAACAAAGTCGTAGCAGACAGGCTCTTGTTTACCTTCGTGAGTTCGAGCGATACGCCCGATACTCTGAGTGATTACGGCGTAGTCCTTTTGAGGGGTTGCCATATAAAGCCGCTCCAAACAAGGAATATCGAGACCTTCTTTGGCGAGAGAGTAAGTGGCAAACAGGTATTTCTTATTGCCCGTCCGCATATCCTCAATCGCTCTTTCACGCTCTGCCTTGCCTTTTTTGGTTGTCATCTTGCCACTTATCATCACTGCCTGTCTCCTCATATCAGAGGGAAGCGTATTCATAAGCGTTTCGAGATGTTCCAAACGGTCGGACAGAATGAGGGAAGAGTGTTCACTCTCGCTGACTATCCATGAACTGATTTGATGATTTCGCTCACCATTTTCGCAAAGATAGGTAATGAGCTTCGTATAGTTGAGAGTACCGTCAGTGTTGATACACTCTCTTCCGAGCTTTATCCCGGTATAGATGGGCTTCACTCCGACCTTCATAATGCGGTCTCCAACCGCTTCATCGGGGACTGTGTAAACCACCTGACCGAGTAAGGCGTAGGTTGCAGCTATCATCCCATCAGACCGATGAACGGTAGCAGACAATCCGAACTTATGTCGTGCGGACAAGCTGTTCAGTACCTTGTAGAACTGAGTCATCGCCGTGGGTGTCCCGGAACATCTGTGACACTCATCGACTATGATGACATCCCATAAATACTTGTATTGAGCAAGGTCTAAGCGGCACATGGTCTGTATGGTTGCGAATGTGATACCTTTTCCGATGCTCACCTTACCCTCGGTGATTGTTCCGATGAGTGATTCCTTCATGTATTGTTCGGCACGAGTTTTGCTTTGGTTGAGCAGGTCTTTCGTGTGAGTCAACCACAGGGTTCTTCTGCCGAGCCGTTCCACGAGAGATATTCCCATCTGCGTTTTTCCGCTTCCTGCCGGGCTTTGAAGGATTCCATAGTGCTTTGCAAGCACCTCATCGACCGCCCTTTGCTGATAGTCGTATAACGGCACTCGACACTTGAAGTCTATCGGAGCTGCTTCGGAGAAGTCTGCAAAGGTCTCGACACCTTGCAGCATAGGAGCGATTGCTCTTAATGTGCCGAAAGGTAGGATGAGAGCATTTCCTCGTACTTCGTATAGCGACAGGATTTCCGGGGTGTTTCCAACCCAAAAGTGCATCCGCACCTTCTTAGAATAGTCGGGGTTTCTGATTTTAAGATTTTGGCTGCACCATTGAATCAACTCCTGAGAGGGATTCTCGACTGTAATAGTGCTGCCGACAGTCACCTGCATTTTGCAATCCATTTGTCGAGGGGTTTCCCGTACTCAAATATGTCTTGCGCCGTCATAAATGACTTCGCATTCATGAATGCTCTGATTGTGAAGTGAGGAATCATGTAGACCACCTCAGCGAGCTTGATTGCAAACCAACCATCGCCGTTTCCACAATCTTTCCACAAGCTCATTGAGGAATCCTGATTTTCCTCAACTCTGCTGAGCGGGAATCCTTTCCCGGAGCATACCTTACAGTCGATGAGGTATGCCACCTTATTTCGCACAGCGATTACATCTGCGGGTTGCCCCGCTTGATTTTGAGCCAAGTTATGACACCAAAACCCATGATTGAAGAGGATTTCGCACAACTCGGACTCAAAGCTGTTGCCAAGTTTCCGATTGCTCATCTCATTCCTCCAATCCGAAAATGTCCTCCATGATAGCCCTGAACTCTTCGGCAATCTCTTCCCGGTCATCTTCATCCAAGAGTTTTATCCGGGAGATGAGGTCGAGGGTCTGACCTTCAATATCTGAGCGAGTAGACCTGACCTCCTGCCGTTCTTCTTCGACCTCATTCATCAGTTCTCGAAAGTACTGAACGGCTTCGTAGCCCATGTACTTATCAATCAGGTACTCGAAGTCTTTTGCATCAAAGAGGGTTTCTATCTTGTTATCACTCAGTTTCAGTACTCTCGGCATTGCGGCGAAGCACCTCCTTCAAAAGCTCCTCGGTCGTGAACTCGGAGAGCGAAGGGGAAAGAGATTCCAAGATGGAAGATTTCAGATAGAAAGCGGGACGAACGCCATTGCGACCACGGTAAGTAAGACTGTAGTACAAACTACCATCCGAGATGACACTCCGAGCGTAGTGGGGGTACCCATTGGACTCAGTGCTATACGCAGTTGCAAGCCACCACCAATCATCGAGGTTAGGGATGACGGAACGGTATTTGCGGTACATATCGCAAGTGAGAAGAAAAATCTTCTGAGTGGTTTCGCCATAGTCCTTCAAACCATCGTCAGAAGTCAGGTCGATGGTCGTAGGGATGATTGCCGAAGCGTCTGCACCGTTGGCTTTGAGCTTTTTAATGAACTCGCCGTTGAGGTACTTGCAAAGTGTACCCTTCGGGAAGTTGTTGCTGTTGCCCTCATCAAAGGGCATATTGCCGATGGATTCCTTAGCGAGAACAAGAATCTTGTCCTGCTCAACATCGAGAATGATGCAATCCAAACCACCGTAGTTGATTACGCTCGAAGGAGCGATTTTGATGTTTGCTTTTGTCATAACGAAAATCTCCTTTGATTTTTGTTTCAGGTTGTGCTATAATGATGGCGGGTTAATTTCCTTTGCCGCTTACGGTGTTACCGCACCGTTGGCGGCTTTTTCTTTGTAAGACTCATAGAGAGTCATTACAGAGCGAGAGTAGTTTGTCGAGTAGATTCCTTTGTTCCATAGGTTTCTTGCACCGTTCGCACCGCAGTTGTACCGCATAAGAGCGAGTTCGACATCACCATCGGTCTTTTTGAGATGTCCTGAGATAATGTAGATACCGCACAAGATGTTTTCCTTTGGGTCAAGAAAGTTACTCACCCCGAGCGTTGAGGACAGCCATTCATGATTACATTGGTTGATTTGCATAAACCCGTAGTCGTTGGTCGTACTCACGACATCTGACCGAAACGAGCTTTCTTTATCAATCAGAGCAATCACAAGCTCCATGGGCACTTCGTACTCCGAACACTTCTCTCGTATGTAGTCCTGTAACTCCTCGGAGAGAGGAACATCGAAGTAAAAGACCTGCGGCTCAGGAACGGGGTCGAGACTCGGACTTGTGATGTCCGGCTGCATTACGGTTACGGTCGAAACATCGGTCTTTGTTTCGGGTGTTGAGGTGTCCTGCGGTTTGGGAAGAAACGCCAAACAACCTATCGCACCCGCCGTCATGGAGAGTAAGATAATTCCTATGAGAGCAAAGCTAAGACTGTTTCTCACAAGCCATCGTCTGATACCGCCATGCCGTTTCTTATGGACGGTTGTCATGTTGAAACACCTCCAAACTTCCATTGATACTTCACACCGTACTTTTTGAAGTACCATTCTTCAAACTCCCGGCGATGCTCTTCATCCTTCAAATACCGGGAAACTGTTTTGGCGAGAAGTCTGCCGATTCTCTTTTTCGTAGACTCCTCTAACGGAGTACTCACTCACAAACTCCCATCTTCGATTCATAGTCATCGAGGATTTCGAGGGAAGTCTTGATGATGGTTTCCGCTTTCGCACCCTTACGAACTCCACGAAGGACAGAACTCATCTCCGTTTTCTCGGTGATAACACCTCGTTCTTCGAGACGATTCACGAGCCAAGCGTTCGTAAGAGTGTTCCGATAGAGCATCAATCGGATTCTGTCTCGTTCTTCTCTCACATGGTCAACCTCCTTTTTCTTAAACTTTGTATACAACAACGGTTGACAAAACTCGTCTCTAATGGTATAATAGTATTGCCACATACCTAATACCATTGAGGAGCTTCGGCAAAGAAAGAACTTGTCGAGGGTGTCTTTCTTGTTGCCGTTTGTTGTTTACAAGTATATTATACTCCCCATTTAGGAGCTTGTCAAGTGGTTTTAGGAAAAATTCAAAAATAATTTTCCCTATTTAGGAGGAGCATGATATGAACAAGGAATTGTTGATGGAGCGCATTACCGCTCTTTGCAAGGAAAAAGGAATCAATCTTACTACCGCCTTTGAGCAGAGTGGAGTCGGAAAGAACTTTCGCAGTAACCTGAAAACCTCAAATCCGAGCGACAAAAATCTGTACCTGTTGGCAAAGTACTTCAATGTCAGCATCGAATATCTGTTGGGCGAAGAAACCGAGGAGGACTTAGCTCGCAAGGCGTTAGGCTTAGTCCTTGAATGGCTTGATGATAACGGCTTTGAGGTGCAACAGGACGAGCGTGATGATTATTCCATCGGCAAAGATGGACACTACATCTATCTGTCGAGTGCCGACTTCACTGCCGAGAGTCTGAGAATCAAAGCCGTAGCAGAACAGGGCTTTGAACTTGCAATGGAGAAGTGGGAACAGAAAAGATTTCCCTCTGTCCACATTGATAGATGCAACAACCATCTCTTCAACGCCATCAATGAAAGCCCCAACGCAACCCTCAACATCAACGGTACAGAGGGATTTACGGCTCAGGAGCTTGAATTGATTGACTTGTATCGAAACTTCCCGCTGAGAAAACAAATGGAGCTGCTGAATTATGCTTTCAACCTGAAAGAAGGTAAGCAATGAGAGTAGTTCTTTATATGAGATATAGCAGCGACCGTCAGACCGAGCAATCCATAGAGGGGCAAAATCGAGTTTGTACGGCATTCTGCGAGCAACAGGGGTATGAGATAGTAGACAGGTACATTGACCGGGCTACATCGGCTTTTAAGGACACGAACAAGCGCACAGAGTTTCAGAGAATGATACGAGATAGCGAAAAGCAGCTATGGGAGGGTATCGTTGTCTATAAGCTCGACCGCTTCGCCCGGAACAGATATGATTCTGCCACTTATAAAGCACGACTCAAAAAGAATGGTGTTCGTGTCATTTCGGCAACCGAGAACATCTCTGACAATCCGGAAGGGGTCATCCTTGAAGCAGTCCTCGAAGGTATGGCTGAGTTTTACTCCAAAGAGCTTTCTCAGAAAATCACAAGAGGTATGTTTGAATCTGCAAACAAATGTCATAGTATAGGCGGTCATATCCCCCTCGGCTATAAAATTGAAAACAAGAAGCTCGTGATAGATGAAGCAGGCGCAGCTATTGTCCGAGAAGCCTTTGACCTCTACGCCAACGGAACTACTGTTGCTGAGATTTGCGAGACATTCAATACCAAAGGATATAGAACGGCAAAGAACGCAGAGTTCAATAAGAACAGTTTTCGGTCGATGTTCAAGAATGAACGGTATATCGGCATTTACAAATACAAAGACCTTCGTATTGAGGGCGGCGTACCTGCTATTGTTGATAAGGATACTTTTGCAATTGTGCAAAAGAAGCTCTCCAAGAACGCAGAAGCCCCGTCAAGAGGTAAAGCAAAGATAGACTATCTCCTATCACAAAAACTCTTTTGCGGTCATTGTGGCTCGCTTATGACGGGTGAGAGCGGTACAGGTAAAGGCGGTACAACCTACTTCTATTACACCTGCGGAAAGCGCAAGAGAGAGCATACCTGTGATAAGAAGCCTTTGAAGAAGGACTTTATCGAAAGAGCCGTTGTGGAAGATGCTCTCACGCTTCTCACCCCTGAGACAATAGATGAACTTGCCGATATTGCCGTCAATGAATCCATTCGAGAGATGGAGGAGAACTCTATCATCCCGGCGTTGAAAGACCAACTTCACGATACAGAGCGTTCTATCAACAACCTTGTCAAGATGGTCGAGAAAGGTGTCGAGTCCGATACAATAGCCGACCGACTGAAAGAGTTGGAAAAAGAAAAACGAGCCATCGAGAAACGGCTCGTTGTCGCACAAGACGATTATGTGATTTTGGAGAAAGACCATATTGTTTGGTGGTTGAGTGAGTTTTGCAACGGAGATATTGAGGATGAGGAGTTCCGTAGGCATATCATTGACCTGCTCGTAAACTCGGTTACGGTATGGGATGAGCCTGACGGATGGTACAAAATCACTTCCGTTTACAACCTGACATCGAATAAAACCAAGACCTTTCGGTGTTCGGATTTGAGCGGTCAAGCTCCACCATTGAAGGATAATCCGAACACCCTATTCTTTATAGGGACACTGTTCGGACAAACAACAAAACACCGAGTAGAGTAATAAGCTCTGCCCGGTGTTTTGTTGTTGGTGGGTAGAGCGGGTAGAGGAAAATCGCAATTTCCCATAAACTCTCTTATAGTAGCTCTCTTATAGACTACTTTATGAAAAATACAGATTTACTCTACCCGCTCTACCCGTAAGGAGGAATATATACTCAACAGCCTGTCGGCTGAGTGAGCCGTTTAGGACTTTTTCAGTTCGAGAACAGCAGATTCAATCAGATTGTCGATAGAGTCAAGGTCGAGGGTATAACCCTTCTCTTTCAGATAGTTCAGAACATAGGCTTTCTTCTCAGCCCCTCGACCTGTTCCGTTGTAAATCATCTCAGCAGCTTCGACAGCTACCTTGACCCAATTCTTGATTTTGGCGAACTTCTCTGCATCGACCTTAGCTTTCAGGTAAGGGATGAGGAAGGTGGTGATGACAGCCACAATCAGAGTGATAATGGCAGAAGCGATGTTGGTTAAATCAGTCATTGCAAATACCTCCTAAAAATTATCGGAAAAATGTTGTTCCTGCGGAGCGACCTTGTACTGCCGCATAAGTTTGATTCTGTTCTCGACTTTGGCTTTTGAGTAATAGAAGCCTGTCCCAGTTGCTACCTCGGCGGCTACTGACGGTATGAGGTAAGCAAGGGGTGTAAGGTCGAGAGTACGCCATATCATTATCATTGTGAAGATGATGACTACGGCGTTCATAACACCCGCAACAATGAGGATTTTCTTTGAAAACTCCTTCGGCTGGTTTCGTACTCTCCTCATACCGCCATCCCTCCTTATGCTTTGGTGAAAGTTCCCTTGTCTACCCAACCATAAACGGTAGCACCGCCGCCGATGATTCTGACAAGGTGGTAAGGGTGCTTGCCGTTATAGGTCTGCGTGATTTTTGCCTTACCCGGTCGGCAGGACACCGCTCTGCTACCGTTGGAACTCGAATAGTGAGTGTTGCCGTTGAACATAACGGTATCGCCTACCTTCGGAGTCCAAGCCGTCTCAGGGGGCGTAGAAGCAGCGTTCACCACGGTAAGGTACTTTGTGTTGACCGGGCTACAAATAGCGTTCCTGCCGTCCTGAGACTTGTCAATGACGGCTCTATCGCCTACGACCTCACGGACAATCCAATTCTTCGCTTTGACCCATCCGGGGATAGCCTTGCCGCCGTAGTAGACGGCATTGGAAGCGAGCTTCACGATGTCCCCAACCTTGACGGCACTCGGTTTTTCGGGGGTAGGCTCAGGCTTGACCTCGGTCGTTGCGCCGAGTTTGGCGTTGACCTTTGCGGCAATGTCTCCGTGTCGCTCGTAGAGATATGTACCGGGACAAGACTTGTTCGCATAGTCTCTGTGAACGGTCATGTTACAACCGTCAAGGTGATTCATGCGCTTGTTCTTGTCAGTACTCCAAACGAGCTTCTTGATACCGTTACGGCGGCAAATATCAGCCACAAGCTCAATGAGGGCATTGTAAGCCCTGTCGGTAACGGTATACGGCTCTTTGGTGTCAGAAGCTACCTCAATAGTGATAGCCCTTTGGTCGTTGGCGTTCGAGGAAGAACACCACGACCTGTTTTTCTCTTCCACATACAGACCGATAGAGCCGTCAAGCCCAACGCCGTAGTTGGAAGAAGCCTGTCGAGAGGTCGGCTGAAAAATCTCGCCGATTCTCTTTGCAGTACATTGACCCACCACACAATGAATGGTGATGGTGTCAATAGCATGAGTTCTTTGCCCGGAATGGTTAGGACTCAACAGAGTTACATTCACGAGCGGACTGTTTGTGTAAGCCATTGTTTTAATCCTCCTTCTTTACAGGTAAATCTAAGAACTTCTCATGAAGGTCATCCATAACGCCGTTTGCGCCGAGGGAATGATACTGCTTCCAACAGTTTTCAAAGTTCTCTCTTGCATAAACAGGGGCGTACCCCTTTTCGTCATACTTGTTATAGTCGGCAATCATCTGACTGCGGAGCAGAGCTTGAATGCCGGATTTCAGAGCCACGGTGTCATCCTTATTTTTCTTGATGAGGGAGTGCAGGAACTTGAATATACCTGCGAGAATAGCGGGGACTCCGAACAAGCAGAGCCATTGATAAATTGTCATTCCGTAATCTCCTCCCATCCGTAGACCCCCGGCTCCCAAACATTGTTGTTCACGGTAGACTTCCAATGCTTGCTGTTATGAGATACTTTATCTCCCATAGAGTAGGCATCATGCGCCCCGATGGGCTGATACCATTCCGGGTATTCCTCCTGCGGGTTGCCGATTTGAGTCCACATGGAAGGGGTTTCGGACGGCTTTGTGTTTTGAGCGGTTGTGAGTACATCGTGAATGGAACGATAAAGGTTGCCGCCCTCAGATACGATAGCTCCCGCTTTACCCGTCCAATTTTCGTTCCACTCGATAAACAGCTTCGGGTGGTCGGTGATGACCGCTTCATCAAGCTCACCGCTTTCAGCGAGCTTGACAAAGACAATGGTAGAGATTTCTCTCTGCTCCTGTTCGGAGATTCCTGTTTTCTTAAAAACGCTGCTCATTCAAAATTACCTCCAATCTGAGAAACATAACACGCACCTTCGCCCTCTCCACGAGTAACGACAACTTTGATGATGACACCCCAATTCGTCCCTGTTTTGGTCGTGTTCTCAAACACATGAACGAGACCGCCTGTTACGGAAGTTGTGGCATCTTCCCAAGTGGGAGAGGTGTCAAATCCATTGTTACAGACATATACCTTAAAATCGGACTCAGCCGGGATACTCCGAGTGACCGTGATTTTGATACGAGTTGGACGAGTATTGGAGGTATAAGGGGTTGTGTTTTGGATGGTAAAACTGTTGACCGATTTCGTAAAGGTATAAGTTATTACGGTGGTCGAGTTACTACCATCATTCGCCTTTATTTTCATTGTGTGAGAGCCATTGCTCAGTTGAAGCCATGTACTCCCGGTCACATAAAAGGTATTTGTCTCCCCAAGCGTTACTACATACGAGCGAATAGGCTCATCGTCAAGGAGTTCGTCAACAGTGACAGAATCATTGTCTGCATCTGTGACCGTGTAAGTTTGCGTAAATCCTTCGCTTTTTGTGCCGAGATTTGCATTTGACCCGGAGATAACAGGCGGTTGATTGTTGATGACCGTCCGGGATGCACTCGTTTGATAATCACTCGTAGCCCCCTGAGAGTCATAAGCGCAGACACGATATTGAACGGTAGTCCAACCGTATGTAATGCTGTCGGCATAACTGCGGTTTGCGCCCTTATAGACCTGAGTCCAAGAGCCTGTCCCAACCTTCCTTTGAAGGATGTAGCCGGAGAGGTTGCCGTCAGGGTCGGTCGATGCACCCCAATCAATAGTTGCGCTCTTGCCGCCGTAGACGGAAGTAGGCACATTGATATAGGAAGGTTTCGTAGGAGCTTGATTCCATACGAAGGTGTAGCATCCGTCAGCATCGGTGCTGTCAGATACCAAGAGAGAAGAGGAAAGATTCAAAGCGGGACGAACGCCATGGCGACCACGGTAAGCATCGGAGCTGCGCAAACTACCATCCGAGTCGACATTCCGAGCGTAGTGGGTGTTCGAGTAGTAAGGCGTTCTCAGCCACCAATACCAAGCGGTAGTTTTACTCGAAGGTTTAGAACTCGAAGGAGTGTTGCTGAAACACTGCTGTGTGAGATACCCGATACGAGCGGTATTGCTCGTGTAGTACCCCCACGCCGCACCTTCGGCGATGCTGTTTTCGTTAGAGAGACCGACTTCGGTTGTGGACGGTAGGAATACCTTGCGAACAACATCCTCATAAGAGCCGCCGTCTACACTCGGTTTGACAACACGAATGGTTGTCGAGAGAATAGCGGCTTTTTCATCATCCGTAAAACCGTTCAAAAAACCGGGACGGCTTGCGTACTGAGTATTTGCATATACCACACTTGAACTGTTCGGCGATTGGTCTGCGCTATGAGCTGCGCTATACCATGCGCCACCTGCGGCATCTTTGTTGAGCCATTGGTCGAGGTTAGAGACGGAATAGCGGTTGTTACCGTAACTCTGTCGGTCGGAATTGCTGTTACTCGGCTCTTTGGCATCGAAACATCTCAGGTCAAGAATCTCAGCGGCGTGTAGCGTGATTGCATTTGTGGGATATGCGGGAGTGCATTGATGGTTTTTGGCAACCACAGTCCACACAATCGGCTGCGCCGTCTCTGAGTTTACCTGAAACTTACCGAACTTGACTTTCGCCCCGGTCGGCAGATTCGACAGTAATTGAGACATCTTTGTTATCCTCCTTGAATAGTGAATTGTATAACTCGTCCATCTCTCGAACGAGATGATGACAGTTACCTCGAAGAGCATGACCCTTCCACGATTGATAGGATTGATGTATGCTCTCCATTGTGATTAGTCCTCGGTCGAGCAGCTTTCGGAACTTTTTGAGTTTCCGGGACATATTGCCTTTGCTCCTGCGGCGTATTTTCCATACCGTCTTACCTGTTTCGGTGAGATAAATATGAAAACCAAGAAAGTCAATACCGTTTTTCAATGGAAATATCTGAGTCTTTTGATTCAGTTGCATCCCCATCGGAGCGAGGAACATTCCTATGTCCTTCAAGCACTGTTTCAGATACTCCTTGTCCTCATGAATAAGGTAGAAGTCATCCATGTATCGACCGTAGTACTTGATACCCAACTTCTCTTTGATGAAATGGTCTAAGGGACTCAGGCACAAAACAGCGAGAAGCTGACTGCTCTGATTGCCTATCGGTATGCCGGGGTCTGCGGTAGAATCAATGATGTACCATAACAGCCACCTGACATCCTCTTCGGGTACATACGGCTCTAAAATCCTTTTCAGATACTCGTGAGGAATACTGTAAAAGTACTTTCGGATGTCGCACTTCAACACCCATCCCTCCAAGCCGTGTTGTCGGTAGAACTTGTGCATAAAACCGTCCAAGCGATTTAGCCCGAAGTCTGTACCCTTGCCGACCTGTGATGCGTAATTGTCGTAGAGGAAGTTCTTTCTCAGCAGGATTTCGAGTACATTGTCGCATAATGAATGCTGCACCACCTTGTCTCGAAAAGAGTTTGACATGACATCTCGTTCCTTTGGCTCATAAACTTTGAAAGTGTGATACTCTGAAAGTTCATAAGTCTTATCCTGTAATTCCCGGCTCAGACGGAGCAGATTCTCTAAGAGATTCACTTCAAACCGAGCCGTAGCGGGTTTCCACCGCTTACCTCTGCGAGCCAACTTAAACGCTTTGTGTAAGTTATCAAATCCGTAGATTCTCTCGTAATACATAATAATTCCACGCCGTATATAGCTTGTGCGTTGGTAAGACCAAAGCCCTTGCATCGACATTCATGCGTTTATCTCCCTTGCGGAAGAAGGGATGCACCTTCCTTTGATGATGGGTCACTGTTTTCACCATAAGGGTTACTCAGACTCGATTATCCATCAAATCGGGACGAACGCCATTGTTACCATTGTAAGCATTGTTGTTGTTCAAACTACCATCCGAGTTGACATTCCGAGCGTTGTTGGTGTTCGAGTAGTTAGGCGTTCAAGCGACAAGGCATACCCCAATGTGTTTACCGTTGCTTATCCTTCTTGTGCCAAGCTAAGGTCATATTCTTTACATCACTGATAAGCTGAGTCCAATAGACACAACTCCCGCTGCTGATATAGCTTTCCTCATACGCTTGCTCTACAAGGAACAGCAGATTCTTACAGGCGGTAACAGCTTCAAGCTGATACCTCAGCCGGAGACTCCGTTGCTCCTCGTCATTCAGCATATAGTCGTTTGCGGCGATGAGCTTTGTGACAATTTCCTTCGACAGCTCATAGATGTCTTTTATCATCATGAAGCGTTCTTTCTTTGGAAAATGCTTGTCGGTCTTTATCATCAGACGGCTATGCTTGAATACATCCTTTGCTTTGGTGATGACATTCATTTCGGTCGGCTCTTTACGATGCGAAGTATTTACTGCCATCTTAACACTCGATTCTGCTCAGAGACTTGTTCCATACGCCTGTAACGGCAATGCCCGTGAGGTCTCCGAAACTCATCATAAAAGGATTGCTTGTGATGTCATCGAAAACACGATTCATCAGCCATACAACTCTATCCTCAATGGGTTGAAGCAGAGCTTTGTTGATGTCCGTTCCTGTCTCCGTAATGGAGTCGGGAGCGGGTGTAAGCATAATACGCCCATCTTCTAACTCCTCCATATAGAAACAGTTGTCTCCAATAGCCACACGGTCTTTGATTTCTCTTGATACATACGCCATACGGCTTTCACCTCCTGATAGGTAGCATCCTCATCGCCCCGGATTTGAACATTCCGCTTTTTTGGAATCCGTCAACCATCGAGTCGAGAAGCTGCTTGATTGCACATAGGTTTTCTTCAACAGCGTTGATGTCCGAGAAGGTACTCATATCTTCGGGAACATCGGGAACATCTGCCTGTTGGTGATAAGCGGCAATGATGAGTCTGACATTGGAGAGAATGCGTTTGACATCTCGTGCCGTAGGCAGACCGCTTCGTTCCCATACTTTACAGGATGTTCCGGGAGGATAGTGCAGCTCATCAAGTCTATCGCTGATATACTGAATGTCTCCTTCAATACGGTTGATGTCCGTGAGATTAAAGCATCCTTTCAACTCATAAGTTTCGACCGGATTGCCTGACAGTTTTGCATCAATCCATTTCTGAATCTGCTCCTGAGCGAAAGCAACATCCTCGTTAGTCCTGTCATAAACAGGCTGAATCCATACTGCCATTACACAACCCTCCCTTCACCTGTTCCTCTGAAAGCACCTGTGAACGAGTACTTGACCGAAGTCATACGCACCGATTCAGTACCAAACTTGTTTTCAGCGGTAATGATGTCAGTAGCATCGAGCCGAGGGTCAGCTCGCCAACCATCCATCTTCATGATTTTTCGGTGACTCAGCCAAACCTTAACCCATGCACTCACCGTTGTCGCAACTGCGGTAGAGGTGATGAGCGGATTATCAACCGTCTGAGTTTCGCCGTTTTCCTCAGCATCGACAACATAATTGGAATCGGAGCTTTTGAGAAAATCCCCGGTGACAAGGATTGTCACTTCACCGCTGCCTGTGATTTTGAGATGACAGGTGTTGGTGTAGTATGTTGCGGAGACCAAAGTTCCTCCCGTGACCGTTGCTGCTGCGTTGACGGCACTTTGCGAGTAGGTCACAATCACTTCCTTTGTACCGTTGACCGTCACCTTTCCGCTGAATAGCTCTTTCCCTGTTTCGTCCGCAAAGTAGTTGTAGACCTTCGTGCTGACCGCCATGAGCGGCTTTTGCAGCGAGATTTCCGGGCGAGACAGGAGGTTGAAGTGCGTGAGAGCGTAATCCTGTTCCGTAGTCGAGATAGGCTCGATGTGCAGCACTCCCGCTCTGTCGCAATAGATGACACAGCATCCTGCCTGAGCGATGTATTGCAAACATTCCGCTAACGGTCTGAGCGGCAAAGGGGCGGTTGTCGTTATGGATTTCAGCGTATTGCTTACAACCCATTTCTTACTGCCATCATCGTTGAGCGGGAGGTTTGCTTCGGTGAGAACGCTGATTGCAAGGTCGTAGAGAGTTGCCCCGGTAGACTTGTAAAGTCCTTTGGTATAGGTCTTTTGCATGAACTCCAAGAGGTCTCGTGCCGTAAACCTTGCTTCGATACCATTCTGAGGAGCTTCCCATTCGGAAAGGTAAAACACCCCGGCAGGTATGTACTCGATAGTACCGTCATTCAGTTTCAACCCGTACTTGACACGCATTTCCTGCCGCTCCATGAGATACTTCGAGAGACCTGTCGTATTGTTCGGGTCGTAGATGTTGTTGCTGTTGTCGATGGAAAAGCCCATCTTGTTTACAGGGGTGGTTGCGCCTATCGGGTTGATGTCCTGCTCATGCTCATACCCGGTGATGTCCGATTTGCCGTAGACCTTGTTGACCCCAACAAAAATCTCAGCGATTCTCGGTCGGTGATGAGGGAGACACCATTTGAGGATTTCAATGCGGATGCTATCATAGGTCTCGATGTCAAACTCGACAACCGATTTGACAGAAGCATTATCCTCGACCTTGCACTCAGCAACCACGGTCGAGCCATTGTATGCCGTAATCTTGAACACTTCGGCATATTCGTTATAGGCGATACCCCATGTGATGGTGATACCGGGGATGATAGGCTCATGCACCTCTGTGAAGTCAATATCCACGAAAGGCACTCGGTCGAAGCTGCCGTCCTCTTCGGAAAGTAGATTGCCGATATAGCCGTTGTCCCCATAATTCGATTCGGGGATAAACCTTCGGCTACCATCAAGTAGCCAAAGGTTTTCCTCTAATGTCCCGTAAGGTACGATTTTCTTATCGACCTCACTTACAATCTGCTCTGTGTCAGCGATGTAGATTGCACCGTTGTCTTTGGAGGTTGCATCCGCAAGAGCATCCGGGTCGGCTATGTCAAATGAGATTTCGACATAGCTTTCGTTGACAAGCTGCTGCTTTTGAACAGCTTTCCAAGCATCCGAAACATTTTGCATACTTACACCTCCACGAGAGAGAGCTTACACTCAGTCCAACCGAGGATGTCTCCGTTCTCCGGGTCTCGTCTCCACATCCCGGCACTTCTGTCGTTGACATACATTGTCTTTGTGACCCACCCCCCGGCACTTTGGTCGAAGAATGTTACCGTGTTGTAGAACTTACCCCCGGCAGACTGCTTGAAGCACTTGTTGATTGCCGCCCATTGCTCAACGGTCAGATACCGCCAAGACATTTCGACTTTGGCAACATCGTCTCGAATGACAGACCCGATAACAACTCCTTCGAGGTTACGGGCAGAATCTACGAGTGTTGCCGTGTTGCCGGAATAGGCAGACGGCTCAGGAAAGGGATAGCTCCCAACAGTAACCAATGCTCTAAATGCCATTGAGAACACCTCCCGGATAAATAGTTGCGCCACGCTCTCTCTGCCGCTTCTCTACGGCTGCGGTTATCTGTTTGCCATCGAGATATACTCGGACATCAAAGTTACCGCCGTTACCACCGTCAGAAGCTCTCATAGCGGCAAGGACACCCTGATAGATACCCTCTACAATTTGGTCGTTGTTTGCGACAGCGGTACGACCGCCGATGCTGCCGACCATTTCTGCACCCGCTTCACGAGCAATGAAGAGCTGACCGACTTCCGGGAAACCGCCCGATGCAAAGCCGAGCTTACTGCCGACCCAAGAAGCTGCGCTTGAAACGGCGTTCGACACGGAACTTCCGATACTCGACAGGGTTTCCGATACTTTGCTGATAGCACTCTTAGCGGCAGATACCGCACTGTCGAACAAACCTTTAACCGCACTTATGCCGGAAGAGACAATGCTCTTCATGTTATCCACAAAGCCCGTGATGGAGCTTACGGCGTTAGAGATGTGCGATTTCAAATTGTCCCACACGGTACAAATGCTGCTCTTCATCGAAGAGAACGCCGTGACTGCCGTAGACTTGATGTTACCCCAAGTGGTCGAGAGGGTCGTTTTGAGACCGCCCCATACCGTGTTCGTATTGGTCTTGACATTATTCCATACATTCGCAATGGATGTCTTGATGTTATTGAACACAGAGCTTGCGGTAGATTTCACCGAGTTCCAAGCCGTAGAGAGCGAAGATTTGATGCTACTCCACTTTGTCGAGGTATCAGTGCTGATGTTCGACCATGCCGTACTGATAGTGGATTTCAGATTGCTCCAAGTAGTACTTGCGAGTGTTTTGACATTCGTCCAAGTGGTCGAGAGCGAAGTCTTGATGTTCGTCCATGCAGTCGAGGTGCTGGTCTTAACATTATCCCACGCCGTAGAGATGGTGGTTTTCATGTTGTTCCAAACAGTACTTGCCGTAGACTTGATACCGTCCCAAGTGGTCGAGAGGAAGCTCTTAATGTTGCCCCACACCGTAGAAGCGGTACTCTTAATGGCGTTCCAAGCATCAGAGCAAGCCTGTTTGATACCCTCCAACTTCTCAGAGAAGAACTCGACAATGTTGTGCCAAGTATCAGCGATACCTTGCAGAAGACCATCAATCAGGAAAGTACCGATTTCGGCAAACACCGTAGAGGGAGAATGAATACCGAACAGGTCTTTCACCCAATTTACCACGGGGTCTACCAAGTTTTCTTTCAGCCATGTACCCGCCGAGCGCATTGCATCTCCGATACCGTAGAAGAAACCTGCCACGCTGTCGAGACCAAAGCCCTCGAAGAGACCACCTAAAATGTCTGCGATACCGCCCAACGCACCGACAATAATGCCCGGAAGCTGAACAACAAGTTCAACCACCAATGCGCCGATTTTGGCGAGGATTTCGCCCCACTCGATGTTGGCGAGCATATTACCGATACCCGCACAAATGTCTTGCACAACCTTGCCCCAATCGGTTTCACCGACCACTCCGAGCAGCAGGTCAAGCAGACCGACAACGGCATCGCTGAGAAGCGTACCGAGGTCTCCGAGTAAAGACATCCAATCAATCGACTCAATGGCATCCATAATCTGTGTGCCGATTTTGTACCACTCGACATTACGAATTGCCTGAGACATACTCTCGAAGATTCCGAGAATAAGTTCTTGTGCCGTCTGAACAGCTTTTGTGATGTCAATCTCCTCAAACCAACCGTTGATGAAGTCTGCGATTGCAAGACCGAACTTCGTCCAATCGAAGGTCGTTACAAACCCGTAGAGGGTATCTACAAGAATCGTCCACTTCTTCGCAAAGGTCTTTCCAACCAAGCCGAAGTCGATTTGCTCCATCATGTGATTGAGGGTAGTTGCGATACCCGCCCCGATTTTATCGAAGTTGATAGTGTCGAGGAAGTTATATAGTACCTCGAAAGCAGACTGAATACCGTAGCCCAACTTGTCTCCGATACCTGCAAAGTCTACTTTGTCGATAAGCTCGTTGACCTTATCTCCGAGGATTTTGCCAACACCCGCCCAATCGCCGTTTGCAATAGCTTCCTTGATTTGGTCTATCCATTTTGCAAAGTCGCTGTCGAGCTGCATTTCCTCGAACATAGAACCGTAGTCCATGCCACCCGCACCGCCGCCACCTCCGCTGTCGGAGAGGACATTCAGTTCATCGAAACCTGCGGTAAGGCTTTTTGCGGCTTCCGCTGCACCACCTGCGGCTTCGGCATACTCGGTCTGAGTCTTAACAGCTTTCGTCCAACTACTTGCCCCGGAGAGCTTCGCAAACAACTGATTCAGCACATTGATTAGAGCTACGGCTTTATCAATCACATACTCAATTGCAGGAGCGAGAGCGTTGATGAGCGGAGCAACCATCGCACCGATGGAGTTTTTGAAGTACAGAAAGCTCGATGCAATCCTATCCATAGAGGACGCAAGGTTGCCGCCAATGGCTTTACTGTACTGATATACATTGTTCGTTCCGTCCTTGAATGCGGTTGCAATCTGAGACAGGATGAAACGAATAGCCCGGTACATAGCAACACGACCCATAGAGCGATTAAGTCCGCTGAACTTCTTAGTTGCACCGCCTACTGCGCCTTTGAGTTTCCCGCCGATATAGCTGCCGAGCTTCTTCATTGCTCCAAACACGCTCTTAGCTGCGCTGCCGAGCTTTTGAAAAACCGTCACAATGCCCTTGAACGCACCGCCGATAACCTTTGCTACCCCGCCAAAGACGATGGTTGCCCCGGTCTTGATAGAGGAAAAGATGTTGGCTGCAAACTCTTTGAGCTGCGATAGCTTGCTTTTCGTTTCCTCAACATCCACACTCGGAGCGATAGGAACGGTTTCGGTAGAAGTTTCGGGAGGAGTAATGGTAGAGGTCGGATTTGCGTTTGTGATTTCACCGACCTTATCGGCAATTTCAGAGATTTTCTCAGACCCCGCACCGAGGTTAGAGAAGTCAATCTTCGAGAGCTTTCTCAGTTCGGAAACGGCGGCACTCAGACCGGGATTGCTCCCGGCATTTGCAAGGGACTCAACACCCTGCGCCATTTCCTTTAACTTAGAGATACCATCGCTGTTCATATTGGCAACAGCGTTACTCATCTCAGTCAGCTTTTGGAGGGAGTTCTTCAACTTCGTCAACCCACGCTGTGCATCGGTAGTCGAAGATTCAATTTCGATTTGTAAGGTGTCAATCGTGTTATCCACCGTCTACCTCCTTCCCGGCTCGAATGGCAAGCTGTGTATTGGTCTTTGCCGCCCACGCTGTCATTTTTGCCTTTGTTTTTTCGTATCGAAGGCGTTCTTGCCGTTCCTTCTTTTCTTTGACCTGTTTTTCGGTAACGGCATACGGCTCAGGAGAGTACGGAGTAGGCTTCGTGCCTTTCTTTGCAAAGGCTTGAAGGATAGGAGACACATCACACAGAGCTTCGTAAAAATACATTCCCTGTAACCAAAGGTCTTGATTCCTTCGCCGTTGCTTCAACTCGTCAGCCCTTCGATAACTCTCCGTCAATCGGCAATCTCCGTCCCAAAACTGTTCAGGGGTCATGCCGATAGCCAAGTAATATGGTAAGTGATTGTAGAACACCTCAGTATAAGAAAGGGCGGCAAACCCTTTCGATTCGCCGCCCCGGTGGGGTTGCGAGTCACTTACCAACTCGTTCCCCAAGTCAAGTTTCCCTCGGACTCCTCCGGCTCATCGACAAGTGCTTCGATAGGCTCGTTATACATCTCAGCGAGTCGCATTACCAAGTCCATCTTGTTTGTCATCTTCTCGAAAATACGGTCGATGACTTCACGCTTCACGAAACGATGGTGAGCGAGAAACGCTCCTGCAAAGAGGGCGGGAAGAGTAGTAAGAGGTTTGTCGGAAATATCCCCGATGTTAAACCCCTGTTTTTCAAGAGCTGCCACAGAAGCTCTCGTGTATTCGAGGGTATAATCCGTACCCTCGAAGGTAAAGTTGATAGTCTTAGCCATGATACATTCCTCCTTGTTTCACGGTCTTAGGCAGAAGCTACGGTGATGGGAGTGGAAGGAGCGATGGTGATAGTCATATCGACCACCTCGTTCACGCCGCCGCCCACAACGAACACATTGAGCTTACCCTTGAACTCGAACTTGCCCTCAGACCCGGTAGGCGTGACAACACCGTTCGACTCAGTACCGCCAAACCAAACGGCGAACTCCGTTTCGGTGTCCTTCATAGCGGAAAGAGTAGCATAGTCATCCTTGTCATAGTTGGCGGTAAACTCCAACGCTTCAAGAGACTGAATGCCGGGGATGTAGGTCTGCATACCATCCGAAAGGGTGGTGGTTTCAAGCATTTCGGGCGCACCGCCGAGGTCGGGGAAGTCTTTGATGTCAACGACCTTGCTATAAGTGTCGCCGCTTGCGGCTTTCTTCATCAGAAAGACCTTGTAAGTGGAAATAGCCATTACTTATTACCTCCTGTAAATTGTTTGATTGGTGGAGACGATAGCCGTATATCGAGTAACCATTCGATAAATAGTGGCATCGTCCATCGAAACAGGGTTTTTCATTGTGCGGGTAAACCCAAGACCCAAGAGAATATCGTCAATGACGGCAATGATTTCTTTGCACTCGGTCTTTTTTCCACTCGTTTTATTCGAGTAGACATTGACCTCGTACATCAGATTAGCGTGATTTTCATTACTCCCGGAGTCCTGTGTTCGCTTGACCGTATAATTATCGGCTTCCACGATGCTGACACACGGGAATGATGAAGGACTACGCACATCCTCACCATAGACATTGACCTTCGGGAACTGAGTACGAAGTTCGGTAGCGACCTTCGTAAAAATCTCGTTTTCCACATCAATCATTTACCGAACACCTCCTCAGCGATTTTTGTTATTTGCTCTCGCATTTCCTTAGCGGAATCATATAACGCCCGGTTTGCCGGATTACCGTATGTTTTGACTTCGCCTTGATGCTTGCCATCGGTGATGACTTCACCGTTTGTTCCGGGATTGCCTGAGTATCGCCACGAGTCGAGCTTACCTAAGTGATAGCCATACCCGCCACGAGTAAAACCGAAGTCTCCCGCTTTCGGATGACCCTCGGCTGCATAATGCACACCTGCGCCAAACTCAATGAAAGTGATAGACTTACCCGTTGCGGAGATAGCCAACTTGTTTTTGTCTATCCAAACAGGAGTATTGTTCACTCGCACATCGTTTGTACCGTCATAGATTGCATTTGCAAACCGCACAGTTGCTTCTTCGATTCCGATTTCGGCAAGCCGCTCCATAAGTGTATGGATTTTTTCATCCAACTCCTTTTGGTAGCTTTCGATTTCGGCAATCGCTTTGTGCAGCGTTCCGAGAGTACACTTGATTTTCTTCACGATACCTCCACCTTGCTTACCGCAAAGGAGACCGTGTTGAGAGACCGAGCGACCTTCTTTACGATGTAGTCGTAAATAAGATTTCCGTCCTTGTCGTAAGCGGGGAGAGAGTCGATGCAAAGAACAGAGTGTTCATCGACCGGGCAGGTAACATCGTCCGTGATAATGACCTTATCGTACAGAAGAGAGTTACCAAATTGCTCAACCTGAGCTTCGCCCGTAGCGGCTGATACATTGGCTTTCATCTCAACGGGAGATTTATAGACCACCTTGTACTCACCGCTGTCGTTACCGTACTCATCTTTGATAGCGACCTTTTCCTTGAAGAGTGCGTAGTAGAACTTCCGCTTATTTCGGTATAAGCATCTCATTTCAGCACCCCCGCAAAAGGAAGCACTCTCGATAGCATCGACTCAGGCACATCAGCATTTTCGTAGGAGCGGTTGATTCCATTTTCGCTATGATAGGTCTCTCCCTCCGCACCACGCTTGTTGAGAAGATAGCAAGCAATTTCAACCTGATTGGTTGCGTACTTGTCCGGCACTATCTCAACATCATCTCGGTAGGGATAGGCTCTTTGAATAACCTTCCGACCTGCCAAAGAAAGATAGGCAAGCAACACGCTGTCTGCGGTCTCCTCGCCCTTTTCCTCGTTCAAGAGGGATTTGAGCATCGTGAGTTTTTCTTCGTCAGTCCATACCATGTTGCTTGCCTCCTTTCATTTTTTACGCAATGGTGTACCAACCGCTGGTCTTCGGGTTATCGCCCGTTGCGGGAGTAACCGCAACATAGCCGTTGCCTACCTTCTTGTAGTAGGTAGTACCCGCAGTAACCGTAGTTTCGGTTGCGGCGGTAGCCGTACCCTTGAAGAGCTTGACAACCTTCGTCTCGTTTGTGAGAGCCGCAAGGTAGTACTTACGGGAGAAGATACGATTCTCACGAGTGTTGGCATCACGCTCCTGCTCGATTTCAACGCCCTTCTTGTTGAAGAGAGTGACAGCTTCCTTCGTACCCATGTAGATAGAGCCGGAAGTTGCATCCTTCTTCGTATAGATGTTTACACCCGCCACAGTGCCAACATAGCCGTTCTTAGCGAACGCTTCGACATACTGCAAGGTGTCTTTCAGCTCCTTACGAATGTCAGCGACATCGGCGGGAGACACGAAAGCAAAGACGGTAACATCTTCGAGGTTTTCGAGCGCAAGCACAGACTGAGCATCAGCGAAAATATCGAAGTTGAACTTCGTGCCAAGAACTACCTGAGTAGCCTTTGCAAACTCCGCATAGATGTCAGCGTTCACGGTGTTGAACATATCCGTACCAGCGTGACGGGTGCCGGTGGTGATCACCATGGGATCGGTCATGGCTTCCTCGTCATAATACTGGAAGCGGTTCTGTGCCATCTGAATCCGGTATTCCTTTTCGGTGTAACCGGCTTCAATGGTCTTGGTGTTGCCGTTGCCCATCGTCAGCTTCTCGGTGCCATCGGTGGCCTTGTACTTGTGAATCTTGCGAACCATGCCAGCAACGCCGGTCAGGTTGTTGTCCACGGTGCAAAACTGCTGAAGATCAAGGTGGCTCTGGTACTGATCTTCAATTTCGTTGGACAGGAAAAAGTTATCGTAGCAAGTGTTTGCCATTACTCATTACCTCCATAAAGTTCTTTGTATTCGTCAGGATGGTTGACGGAATAGTTGTAGCGATCCAAGGGGTTCATGGCCTTCAGCTTTTCAAGGGTCATGCCGCCTTCAGCGCCATCACCCTTTTCAGCGGATTTGGCTCCCTTGAACTTGGTGCCGGTGGACTTCTCAAAAAGAAAAGCCGTGTCCTTGCCTTCCACCAGCTTCTTGACTTCATCATCAAGGCCCTTGACGGTTCCATCC